ACCTGTGAAGTTGTGTTGACTGTATCAAGCAACATTCCACTAAAAGTATTTGCTCCAATGTAAGCTGTACCAGAAGAATTTCCCGCTAAATAATTTCCAATTGAAGTTATATATTTTTGGTCACTATATCCACCACCATCAATTTGTCTTTGTAGTTTCATATAAACATAACCACCTGTAGAATTACCTTTTAAAAATTGTTGATTTATTAATACTAAAATTTTTGAACTTGTTGCCGTAGGAGTTATAGAAGCTGATAATCCAGTATCTACAAATCCACCACCAGAGCCAACTACTTTAACATTTGTGTTTCCAAAAATTATTTGTCCAATCTTACCCCCACTAAAGTTGGCATTAGGCAAAGTACCTGTAACTCCTTGTGCTAAATTTAAAAAAGTTTGAGCCATTAATCAGCCTCCTCTATTGTATTACCATCTGCTACCCATTGAAGAATAGATTGATAGTCTGTGTTAGCTTCGTCTTTAGGTATCCATGAAATTATTTCTTCTCCATTTTTTTCATATGTAACTTTTAAAGTATTGCTTTCCATATTTAAAACTGGGTCATTTAGTTTTTTAACTACACTTATATTATTTTTTTCCATTACAATTCTGCCTCTGCGTTATACATTTGAACATATGCTCCATCAGTTGTTTTATTTATAACAAAACCATTTAAAGAAGTTTGTATTATACTTGTTACTGAATTACCCCCAGTAAGAGTTACTGTTGGAGTAGCTCTCATTATTACTGGAAAATGCGTTGTTCCTAAATACATACCACTAGCATACAAATAGCCATGGTCTGCTGTGTCATTAAGTTTGACATAAGTATACCTTAGACATCTTTGTAAATTATCCCCATAACTTTCATGTTGGAAAGGTGGTAAAGTAGAAGAAGTGTATTCGCCTACTTCAAATTGAACACCAGTAAGTTGAAAATAATCGTTTACTGTTTCCCCTACACCAAGAGTTGATGTTCCAGCTCTACCAGCATTTGATTGATTTCCCCAGTTAGCATGAGGAGTTCCAATATAATCAGTACCAGCATTTATCCAAAAATAAAAATTATAACTTTGACCATTACCATCATCAATAGCATTAGATGTATTTGCTGGAACAACAAAAGTTTTAAACTCCCAAGTGTCAGCAGAATTTATAGTTATATCTTCTGTTCTTTCATAAGATGTACCTCCACTTAAACATTGTGTTTCTACTCCAAAAGTTCCTGTTTTATTTGATTTAACCCAAAAACCAGCAGTTAATTTTACTGCGTCTGAAGTTCCATATTTTAAAAGTTGAACATCATTACCTTCTAATGATTGTCTTAAATAAAGATAATTTGTACCACTAGGAGAAGCATTAGCAGTTGTTGTTAATATTTTGTATGACTTTCCAAAACCAGTTGGATTACTACTATCTTCTTGTGTAATTGTATGAGTGCCAAGAGAACTTATAAATGTTCTCCATCTATCACAAGCATAATAATCAACTCCTGTTTTTCCTGTAAAAGAAGTTCCTCTTTGTGATACAGCCATGTTGCCATTGAAAACTAATGGCTTTGCATTAGGTCTTGAAGTAGGAATAACTCCACTAGCAATTTTACTAGAAGTAACTGCACCACTACCAATTTTTGCTTCGGTAATCGCACCATCTGAAACTGTCGTTAGTAGTCCAACCCCAAAATGTTTAATACCATTACATACTGAACTACCACTAGGAGTAAAATCAAACGTCACAGTAGAGCCACTAACAGTATAGTTGCCAGATTGTATTACACCATCAATTTGAATTTGTAATGCGTCTGCACTTACTGGAACAAAAGCTACTGAGTTTTGTGTTAGGTTAAATGTTGCGTCACTTCCATTGAATGATAAATTATCTAAAGTGGAAATATTATCTATTTGGTCTATTCCTCTGCCTATGTAACTCATAATTTATCCATCTCCTCTTTTACTGCTGTCCAATTAGGCATATCATTTGGTTTAGTACCATAAACAGCATAACCATCATTATTTGCAACTACCCATTTAACATTTAAATTATATTCATCTTCATTTGTAACCTGTCCTTTGATTACATATTCTGTTGCATTTAGATTTTCTAAAGCAATTGAAATTTTTGTTCTAGTCATTATGCTCCTATCTCCATTAGTGTCATTGTGATTGGTGAAATAGCATTACAAACTGCAACTGCTTTAGAAGAGTTGTCTGTTTTAGCGTCTAGACTATAAGAAATAGAACTGCTACTTGAAGGACTATCTAAGTATGAAACGGATATAGTTCCTGAAGCTATATTGACACTTACTTGTCTAATAACTTGTAAGCCATGCATAATTTCAGTTGAGTCTCTTCTAACTGAATACATAGCTTCATAACTATTAGAAGAATACAAAGCCCAACGACCACCAGATACTAAAACTAAAACCTTACTTGTATTTGATGAAGGTGTAATACTTTTACTAAAAACATTACTATAAGAAGTTGTACTTATTTCTGTATCTGTTGAAAATTTTTCAGTTACTACTTGTAAAACTTTTCCACCACCCGCACCTGTAACACTACCAGTAAAAGCAAAGGTTTGACTTAAATCAATACCTGTCGGTTTAAGTAAAGTAAAAGCCATTATTCACTCTCCTTTGGATATTTTGTTTTGATTGATTGCACATTTGTTTTCCATGCTTCTAATCCTTTTTCTGTAATAAATTCTATTTGCGAAGCTATACTTCCATATTCTTTTTGTCTGTTAGCTACAGCGATTGCATTTTTTTCTAAAGTTTCTGCTTGGGAAGATAATGCGTTTAGTTGTGCGTCTGTAGGTTTAGGTTTATCTGTTGCGTTCCATTCTTTGATGTATGCACCTTGACCATCATCTTGAAGTATAACTTCTTCTAAGAAGTCTGGTGTTCTATTTAAATATGCTTGTATTTTTTTATTTAGTGTACTCAATTTATACTCCTATTAATTTAAAACCTGTAAAAAATGGTTTGTAATTTGCGTCACTTAGAGTACGAGACCCTCCTCCACCATCAGTATTGCCTTGTATGACATAAAATTCTATATAATCGCCTGCTGATAATAAAGTAGTTATACTTCCAACAATACTCATTGAAGCAGAATTAGTTGATGACATATAAGCTCTTTGAGCAGATTCTCTTAACTGTGACCCATTTTTATATAATTGTAATTGAAAGTAACCATTAGTTGTCATTGTTACTAAATAACCACCATAATTAAATAAATACTTTCCGCCTTCTCCACTAGGAACTGTAAATCTATAATTTGTAGAACTATCAAAAGCTGAATCTGTATCCCAATTTTCTGTGTTTAAAACAACTTTTACAAAACCACCATCACTTATACTTTGTGTACTACTTGCTGTAGCACCAAAAGAAGGTGTATTATCTCCCCCTACAGTAGCCGAGCCACCTAAAGAAACTGCCGAGCCGTTGAGAGTTATTGAACTATTAACGAGCATATCATTCGTTACAGAATTAGTTGAAGGATTTTGTGTAGCTACTGCTTTTCCTAGATAAGCAATCTCTACAATATCACTTGATACTAATGTTCCACCAAGAGTAATACGAGTAGAAGTTGTTAAAGATAAATTTGTGCTATCTTGTTTAACAAAGTTTACCCATACGATGACATCTGCTAGGGAAGAAATAGAATGATCTAAGTCTACATAGTTGTTGGTGCTTGACGTTATTCGTTGCTTGGCTGTTGTTATAAATCCACTCTGTGGTGGTACACCTAAATAACTACTCATCTAAGCCACATCTGTGAGAAGCTGTAATGAACAATCCAATAGTCCACTTGAACTACTAGATTGAGCCTGTACCTTATCAGAGGTATTTAGAACGATCTTAGGAACTTCTAAACTACTTCCAACAGGTAAAGGTGCATCTTTAATTATTGTAAAAGTTGCTGTTGCTGAATTGTCATATTTCTTTATCGTTACATTTATTGCACTTGTTCCAGTATTAGACAGAGTACCTGCTATTACCATAGACTTATTAGATGCAGTAAATATATCGGTTAAAGAAGCATTTGAAATTGTGACACTAGCATCAGAAAAATTATTAGCCATGTATTTTCTCCTTAACTACCTAATGCAACTGCAAAACTAATAGCATCACCCAATGATGCTGAATTGTCTAGTTGCGTTTGTATATTTGAAGATACTCCGTTTAAGTATCCGTATTCGGTATCACTAATGTTAGTGTTTGCTCCAATCTTAGTTGCCGAAATTCTGTTTACATCAAGTGTTATATTTCCTGCTGATGTGACAGGCGAATTAGATATAGTAAACTCTGAACCAGATTGTGCTAATCCTATACTCGTAACTGTACCTGTGTTGCTTGGAGTAACTTGCGTGTAAGTAATATTAGTAGAACCGATTGAACCATCACTATCTGTCGTACAAAGAAAGATTTTGTTATCATTAGTAGAACCCTGATTTACAACTATAAGGCCTCCTGACAACTCTGCGATTGTATCATACTCAGGATCTCTACTTGCACTTCCTGAAGATACTGCCAGGTACAAACCATTCTCTGTTGCTGTAGATTGATCTTTTAATAATACTCTATCACCTGCAACTAAAGTTACACCATCTATAGAGTCACCTGCTTCTAAACCATTAGAAATATTTACGTTAGCAGTTGATGCACATTCAGCAATAATTCTTGTTCTTAATCCTGCTACAGCTTCATCTACATATGATTTTATAGCAACATCAGAATTTGATGAAGGCGTACTCATTCCTGTTATAGAACCACCAGTTATAGAAACATTGTTAGAAGCCTGTGTTGATATTGTGCCAAGACCAAGATTTGTTCTTGAAGTAGATGCAGAGGAAACATCACTAAGGTTATTACTTGCAGTTAGTTTACCAGTTAATTGCGTTTGTGCATCACTTGTTAATCCACCAATATATTGAAATTCAGAATTTGTTACACTTCCATCTGCTATTTTAGTAGCATCAATTCCTGTCGCAACTTGTGTGTTGCCAACACCTGCTGTTTTAATAGAAACTGCTCCACTAGAAACACTAAAGTTATTTGTATCAAAAGATGCTATACCTTTATTTGATACTGTTGCATCTTCACCAGAATAAGTAATTGTACCACTAGACTCTGCTACATCTAAACCTTCACCTGCTGAGAAAGTAATTGTGCCACCTAGAGAGGTTGCTGTTGAGCTTGATCCATCAGTTACAGTTATAGATGAGTTTGCAAGTTCTGCATTTGCTACTCCTCCATCTTTAATTGTTACTGCACCAGAAGATACAGCAAAATTATCAGAATGAAAACTAGCGATACCCTTATTACTTGTTGTAGCATCTTCACCTGCTATTGTTAAAGTTTGTCCTGAAGCTGTAGTATCTATTCCTTCACCACCTGCTAAAGTAAATGTTTGTGAATCTAAATCTACTGCACCTGTTCCACTATCACCTGCAAAATCAAGATCTTCACCAGTTAATTGCGTGTCAACATATGCTTTAATACTTTGTTGAGAAGCAACTGCTGTAGCACTATCGCTTGACATATCATCTTCATCTTTAAAAGCTGTACCAGATAATGATGTGTTAAGAACTGGACTTGTTAAAGTTGGACTTGTTAAAGTTTTATTAGTCATTGTAACAGTACCAGAGGTTACAAATGCTTTTACTGATTGCTGAGAAGGAGGAAGAACTGCTGAGTCACTACCCATAGCATCTTCATCAACAACTGATACGCCTGGATTAGTATATGATGATCCTACATAAACAGATACAGTTGAGTCAGAGGCATTTATTGTTCCACTATCAAAAGTAAAAGTAACAGTAGTATTAGGCGAGGAGTAAGCAGAGGTTGCTATCTTTCCGAATATTGTTCCGGTGTTTGATCCAACAATTTTTATACGTCTGCCTACATGGTAAGAAGAAGTAATATCAGAGGCAACAGTAATAGAAGTAGCAGAGGCTCTAGTAAACGTAGTTGTTCCGTCACCATCACCTAATAAAAACCACTCTTTATCATTCCATACTGATCTAACATCTTTGAGTTGCTCACGAATTGAGTTATTTACATCAGATGGACTCATGCCCTCTGAAATATTAACTCCATTTATGGAAGTGTTATTTATTGCTGTTGTTGAATAATTTGATACTGTCATTGTTGTTGTCCTCTATTAAGTAACCCTTCATTTATATTTGATGATAATAAACCTGATGTTGTTGGTCTAGCTACAGTTGCACCGGCTCTAGGAGCTTGTAATAAACCTCTAAATAAACCTCTTGTTGGGCCATAAGCTAGTTCTGAAACTATTGTTGCAGGTGCGTATGTAAGAGCTTTTACAGGATCTACACTTATGTTACCTGTTATTAATCTACTAGCTGTACCAGAATCAGGTAAATAATTTCCTAAAACTTCATTTGCTAATTCGCCAGTTTCTCTTAAAAAACCTTCTCCTTTAGCTGTTATTTTTTTACCAATAGAACTGTCATTTTGTTTCAAAGCATTTAAAAATTGACTTGTTGAAAATATACCCTGCGTATTACTAGCTTTGTTTACTGCTTTTTGAATAGCTGACAAACCTACTTGTGATTTATTTATTTGAGTTAGTTGTGATTCAGGATTAAAAGATTTTAATACGTTACTTGCATTTCTTCTAGCTTCATCAACAAGTCTTGAAAGAAATATATCTCCACCAGTAGATTTTTTAAAACTAATTCCTAAATTTCTAAGATCTCTTTCAAAGGCTTTAAAAGATTGACCTGTCATTAATCCATTAGGTTCTACTCTTATTAAGTCATTAATTGTTTTAATTAATTTTTGTTTATCAGCAACAGTTCCAGTTGGATTAGACATGATGCTAGTTTTTATTGATTGTTTTAATGTTTCTACACCACCTGCATTTAATGAAACACTAGCTAATTCTTTTGTATATGCTTGACTAACTACATCATCTACAGCTTTAAATAATTCATTACCTTTTAAATTTTTAGGTATTAATGCGTTAAATTGATTTTTGGTTAATTTTCCTGTTATTGGTTCAAGAGCTTCTTTCATTACTGCTCTGTTGAAATCTGCTAATGCTGTTATTCTTGCAGTTTGAATTGGACTACCTACACCTACTAATGATGATGTAGATTGTTCTAAGTTTTGTATAACATTACCTACTACATTTCCTTCACCACCAAATGCTTGACCTGTAGTTACTCTAATGTCTTTGTTCATTAGTTTTTTTGCTAGTTCAGTTGTTTTAGGTAAAATTTTTGCTGTTGCTCCACCTAAAGCACCACCTAAAGCACCACCAGTAGCTACACCCAATGCTTTACCTTCAACACCTTCACCTGCTCCTGCTCCGTATATGCCACCAGATACAGCACCAGTTTTTACAGCTTGTCCTACTTTACTAGCATCAGCTAATTTTTTTGCTCCTTGAACTGCTTTAATACCTGCACCACCTACTAACATAGTAGGTAAAGATCCGGCTATTTCTGAACCATAAGCAAGTACAGGGTTTTCTTTTCTAAATCTATCTAGTTTTCCTCTAGATTGTTTTATTGCTTCTTCATAAGTAATATCACCAGATGTTGCAGATTTAAACAATGCCTCTATTTCATCAGCAAAACCAAATGTAGCTCCTTGTGAAACTGCTCTAGTTAAATCACCTGCTAAACTTGATTCACCAATATTTTGAGAATTATTGTTATTAGTAGTTGGAGTTTGATAACTTTGTAAAAGTTTTAATTTTTCATCTCTTGTCATTTTGCAACTAATCCTCTTTTGTTTCTTTCATTAAAATATTTATCTAAATCTTCATCATTTAAAGTAGTAGGATTTATTGATAGCAATTCATTATCTGTTAAATCTTCGTATTCTAACAAACCAAGACCAGTAGTAATATCTGAAGTAAATATTTTTAATTGATCTTTAGTAAACTCAATAGGTTTTTTTCTTGGGTAGCCTGAGTTACCATATTCTTTATCAACATTATAATTATACTGTCTAAGATTAATTTTATACTCATCATAAGTTTCTTTAAACATTTGAGATATTGCTCTACGAACTGCTTGTGGACTTTGTAAAGAATCAACATTACCACCTAAAGCATCAATTATTCTTATTGCATCTTGTTCTGTCATGACACCACCACCAACAATATTTTTTCTTGAAGCACCAATCAATCTTTGTAATTCTCCATTAGCTACTTTTGTTGCTAATTCTTTTTCTGTTAATCCTTCACCAAAAAATGTTTTAAATATAGTTGAGTATTGATCTGCTAATCTTCTTATGCCTTGATTAGTGTCACTTTGCAGACCTAAATATCTTTCATAACTTTGTAAACTTCTTTCATTGTTTAATAAATTACTTTCAATAGTTTGCATTTCTCTAAAATCTGCTAATCCAAAAGTTTGTTGACCAATGTTTCTTATTTCGTAGTCACCTATTACTTTTTTAATATCTTTGTTCGGAACTTTAGCACCATTTATTTCTGCATACATTCCACCTTTAGATGAAAAATATCCGTACTCATTACCATTTTTATCTATTACTAAACCTCTATAAACTGGTTCTCTATAATTTTGTTTACCTGCTTTTAATTTATTTATTTCATTTTCAATTTCTTGTTGTTGTTTTGCTTCAGCATATTGATAACCTGGTTTTATAGTATCTAATAGTGTTTTAGGTGTATCTGAATAACCGGTGTCCATTCCCATAAAGAAATCCATACCATAATCTGATTGTGCAAACTCTACACCTTTATCAAAAGCGTTTTTAAGTAAACCACCAAAAGATGATTTTTCTTTTTTATCTTGTGATAAAATTCCTTTGTTTGCTGTTTCAATATTTTCTTGATTACTTTTTGGTTTAAAATTTAATATACCTGTATTATTATCTACATTATTAGATTTTTTACCTTTAACATTTAAGTAACGAGCATTTGGATATGTTGGATTTGCAACAGTACCACCACCAAATCTACTTGTAACAGCATTACCAACATTTTGAAATGATCCTGTCATTTCATCACCTTTGTATGGGTTTTGATAATTAAAACTATCTCGTAAAAGAGTTCTTCTTGGTTTAGGAAAGTTGGCCATCATAAACCTATTATTATTTGGTGAAATTACATTTGGTTCTACAATGGGTTCTGTAATACTTGTACCAAACCTTGTTCCTGAATTAGTACGAATTTTAGGTGTTTCATTATTTGTTACATAAGATGAATTAAATAAATTTGTAATTCTATTTCCTACCGGTTCATTTGATCTATTTAATAAACCAAATGAGTACATAGGTTTATTAGATGCAACAGAATAAGGATAATTAAAAGTTACCATTAAAAGAACCCTCCAAGTAAGCCACCACCGATTGCACCATAAAGAGGATTCATTCCAGGAATATTTCCTGCAAGATTAGATCCAATTCCTGCACCTTGTAGTATGCCTCCACCAATATTTCTAAATACTGGTTTAGTTGATACTTCAGTTGAAGGTACGTTTGCACCTAATGCACCTAAGTATTGATTTAATTTAATATATGGTTTTTGTTCTTGATAATCATATCTAGCAATAGCATCTTGTAGTTTCGCTTGTTCTAAGTTTTCTTTTTCTGCTCCTACTTGTTGTAATCTTGCTATATCATTATAATCCATTTCACCCAGTTGAGGTGCTGTCATCATGGTATTAGCCATGAGTTCTCTCTCACGATTATATTGATCGCCATATACTTGATTAGCAAGTTCTCCTAAAGAGTCTGCTAATACTTCTTGATTAGCTCCTGAACCAAATCTACCTGCTTTTGTAAATTGTGAATTAACTTTAGATGTTACATCACCTGCCATTTGATTAAATAATGCTTGGGAGTAAGGATTAGAACCAGGTGTTAAGTAATTACCGGCTAGTATGTTTGATGCTTCCGTTTGTGATTGGTTAAGTAAAGGGTTGCCAGATAATGCCCTTGATGTTGCTAGGTTTAAAGCAGTAGAAGTTTCTGGTGAAAAATCTGTGTACGTTGCATTAGGAAAGAAATTAGGCGTACTACCTTCGTACAAATCTTGTGCAGAGTTTATTGCCTGTTCATAATATGGTCTAATAAATTCTGATGGTTCTGCTGATGTAGTCGTAGTGACGTTTGTTGGGTTTGATCCTTTACTCATAATTCTTTACTCATTAAATATATATTTTGTTTAAATCCTTGTAATTTACGCAACCAACCTTTTCGCCCTGCTACCTCAATAGTTTGGCAAAAATTATTTGTTGCAAATAGTTCAATTTTATCTTGTATAGGTTCTAACCAGTTATCTAGGTTATTACCTCCTGCGAGAACATATCGTAAGATACGTTTGCGTGGATAGTCTGCTACCTCTGTAACAACTGCACTTTCCACCTTATCGTTCTCCCAACTTATAAAAAGTTGAAACCTGTTTAATATTAATCCGTCTAGTATATCTCTTGCTGTATAAGTATCATCTAAAGCTCTTTCTATTAATGGCTCTACTTGTTGCCATACCATAGCTATATCTTCTTTTGGTACTTGCGTAATCACCCTATAACAATATAGCCAAATGTTTGATCGGCATTAGATGAACTAGCATGAGTTAATGTTGCTGTTCCGTTTGTTCTTGCTGACACATACAAATTTGCTTTTGCTGTATTTGCGTTAGCTGTAGTTGGCATAAACAATATAATAGAGTTACCACCTAATCTTGCATCTGTAAGCGTTGTTGTTGTTTGACTTGCTCGTAAAGTTATAGAGCCTGTACTGTTTAGTTTTCCGTTTATTGTGTTGTTTAAGCTGTTAGATACAAGGCGTAAATGTTGGCCATGATCCGGCATTGAAATAGGTACACCAGGAAACTGATTGTCTGCCATTATCTTTTGCCTTCTGGTCTTGCCTCTATATCTACTCCTGACATGGTGTTAAAGTTGCCACTTACCGATACTCGTATTCTATGATAACGAGAATTAGATCTAAGAGGACAATCACCACTATCTTGTGTTGAAACTGCTGTGCCAACAGATATGTTATCTAACTGTGATGCTCTTGTAATAGGGGTAACAGTAACAGTTGTGCTGTTATCATCACCATCTACAATCGGTCTAACATTAATAATAGATGATCTTCTACCTTCTGCACCTTCAAACTCTGTTGTATCAACTGTAGCTGATAAAGATGTAGAAATAAATTTACCAAATTTATTGTCAGAATTAAATCCTGCTAAACCTACAATACCTTCTCCATAAAAATAAGAGTCTAACGATTTAGGTAAGTTATCTAAATCACCTAATACATCTAAACTTTCTAATGTCGTAAAGGCTTCTTGTGAGGCACTTGATATAAATTGTAAATCTAATCCTGATCCGGTGGACCATTTATCTACACTATAATTATAAATAATTAATTTATTATTTACGGAAGATGTAGAAGTAGCACCTGATCCTCTGTAGGACCATACAACAACACTATTGTTTGGATCTACTGCACCACATACTCCATCTAAATTAGATGTAAGATCTTTATAAAAGAAATCATCTACTTTACCATTTCCTATTGGTGATAATTGTTGGCCACCAGTAAGTTTATAAAAACCATCTTGTGCTAGAAAAAATATCATGTTTCCAAAAGACACAATGCTCTTGTCACAAAACGCCCCTATATTGTCTGAAATTTTATCAAACCTAAATATCAATGGTGTACCTTCGTAACTCATTCGGTAAATAGCTTTTTCAAAAAAAACTATACCTGATGATTCACCACCTACTATGCCGACAAGGTTTCCATGTTCACCAACTATATCTTGAAAACCAGATTGTGTAGCTTGGCTAGGAGTCCATGTAGAACTGTCATTTAGTCCTGACCATTTTACTCGTTGGTTGTATTCTGTGCCTGACTCTGTAGTGTAACCAGAAACAACAAAGTTATTTATAACTGTAATGTATTTTGCTTTTAAAGAAACTAGATCTGAAAATGCTGAGTCTGTTCCTTGATTAAATTTTTGAATATTATCAGCGTGGTTAGTTGCAATAATATTTGTGCCAAACTGTGTAAACTTCCAAAAATCTCTTGCATTAGATGTTGTACTGTTATTGTAACCACCTGATTTACTTTTATCTTGGAATACAAGTGAACTATCCATTTGATACAGCTTTGTTGCATCACCGGCATAGTTTGTTACACCACCTGCTTGAAATGATGAAAATAAACCTACTGCACTTCCTGTTAATCCTGTGCCACTAAGAGCCTGAAATCCTGGTAAACTTTTGTAACCTGTTTTTAAAGGTAATACGTTATCTACTTTTAATGCACCAGTATTTTGATACGCAGGAAGATCAGATTGTAATTGTCCGAACTCAATCATATTATACTATTCCTGTTGCTGACATCTGCATTGGAGAAGATGTTATTGATCCTTTTTCTGATGATAAGTTTGCGTTCTTTAATGCTTCTTTATACAAACCGGCCCATGTTGCTAGACGTTCATCTTGCATTAAAAAAGGTGATGACTCTGCTAATGCACCATATAAATATAGTTCAGGGTAGTTTGTTAAAATATCGTTTGTTGTATTTGACTCTGATAAAGGAGTAATTGTTTTATAATAATCTATTTGTAATGTTTGTGCTGAGTCTGGTGCAACACCTAATAAAATATTGCCACCAACTATTGTAAAAAAACTTGGTAAACCTGATGTTTGACTAGCGTTGTATTGTCTGTAAAAATCCCCATTAGCCATAAAACGTAATGTTCTGTAGGGATCACTTTGATAAATAACTGCACTAGCTTCTAAGAAACCACTAGGCAAAGAGTATGATTGTGTACCTGAAACTGTTGTTGTACTGGTATCTGTATTAACCATTTCTCTAACACGCAATTCTCTATTCAATCTGCTTTCTGTAAGCGTAATGAAATCACCCAAGTATGATGTGAGATCTGTCCTGTTTAGATAATTTGCGATTGTTGTTTTTAACAATGCGAAAGTTGTAAGAGCCATTATAAATTCCCTGTGTAAATCCTAAAGTGTCTGTTATCAGGATCATTAAGCCATCTAAAAAATTTAGGCTTGTCTAATACTTTTCCTGTTAATGATATTATTTTTTTCTTTGCTAATTGATGAACAACAATGTTTGGTAGTCTAGCTACTCTATAACCTTTAGCTTCTTTTAAAACTTTAGATTTATAAGCACCTTCATTTTGTGCAACTTTATTAGCTTGTAGTATTTCTTTTATGTCTGCTTGTGCTTGATAATTTTCTATATGTATTTTATTCTCTGCTTCATCTACAATTAAATTAGTTTTAACTGATGATTTATCACCTGGTTCATTTAAAGAAAATTTCTTAGCCATTTATTTTATTGCTTTCATAATCATTTGGTCAATCGTACCTTTTACAGATAATCCTTGATTGCCACTTATACTTAGCATTGGATCATATTTTCTGTCACCTGCTGAGATTTTACCAGATTGTTTTTTCTTGCTACCTTTACTAATCATTGGATCAGCTTTGATTGCACTTGCAACTACCTTGTATAAACCTGAGCTATGTTTTTTATTTGTAAAAACACCCATTATTATCTCCTGTTTAAAATTAAAAAGGAGGGGATAATTCCCCTCCCTATCCTTGCACTACAATTATGCAGTTAAGTTAAATATTCCGTAGTTAGCGTTTGGAGCTTTTGCTGTTAGAGTCCATTCTGTTAATAGTAATTTTTTATCACTATCACCAGTTTTTGCTAAGTCAGTAGTTTGGAATGGTCTTAGGAAATCCACACTCCACATATCCATTTGTAGAATATCTACTCTGTTTGCATTTTGGAATCTATCAGGAACAAATGCTACTTCGCCAAAATCTGATACATAAATATCAGTAGTTCCGATTGATACTTTGTCTGACGCATCTTTGTATTTAGTTGCTACACCTGCAAATGCTGACGCTAGTTGCTTGTGTGATGCTGTCATTAGAACTGTATCAGGCTCTCCACCATTTTCAAAGGCTACTAAAAGTCCTGCTTTTAATAGAGTTTCTGTGTAAGTTCTATTTGTGCCACCTGCTATTGCAGTAGCACCAGTACCTAGAGGAACAGCCGAAGGTGATCCATTTTTAGAATAGTTATTAGTTGGTGAAGCAGGTCCATACCATGTACCTACTGACGCTGATTTTCTAGCTGTAGAAGCATCACCTGCTACTTTAGCTTGTTCAATACCAATCATAGCGTTTTCCATATCACGCTTGATTTCTTTACCCATTTTAGCTAATTGATAAGCCATTTGAGTACCCATACCTGCATTATCTACAGCATCATCAGTACCAGAAATTGTTACTGATTTTGATGAAATTTGCGTATAGTTAGTTAATCTTGATGTTGCTGATCTAGCTTGACCTGCATAGTCATCACCTTCAACTTGTGCATTTACTGCAACTGAAGCTAATGAGTCAGTTTGCCATTCATGCAAAGTGTTAGTCGCTGTACCTTTTGATGCGTTGCTCATGAAAGGAGTTTCTGTTGGACTAATATTATAGATCACATCAGCAAGGTCCTCTCGTATTGAATTAACACCATCATAAGTATCAAAAGTATTTGTTGGCTGTGCCATACTTAATCTCCTTTTAAGTTAATTGTTAAGAGTACATTTCTTGAAGAATAGAAACTGCATCACGCACTTTTCCACTCTTTTTAAGAACTGCTTTTTTAGATCTAATACGTTTAACAACATCAGTATCTTCAGCTACTTTTGGACTAGATGAACTTACAACTTTTGGTGTTCTAGTAACTTTCTTATTTTTTGCGTTAGCTTTTTTTAACTTATTATAACGATAAGCATTTGCTAACATAAGAACTGCTCTATGATCCACTAACATTGAGATTTCTTGGTCTGAATATCCAATTTCTTTTGCAAAATTAGTAAGGTTCTTTACGAACTCAGGACCTTTTTCTTTGTCGCTGTAAATAGGTAGTTTTTCAGCAAGTAATTTTTTTTCTTTTTCCAAATAAGCATTATAAGTTTTTTCATGCTCTTTTTGTTTTTCAAAATTAATTCTTTGCTGTTCTTGTCTAGTAGCTTCTATCATTTCTTTCCTACGATCTATCTCAGCTTTTTGTCTAACATATTCAGCAGGATCTTCTTGATATAAAACATCTAGATCTACCTTGTTTTCAGTAGTCTTTAAGTGTTGTTCCAATACTTGTAATTGTTTTTCGTATTGATCTCTTTTTATTTTTGCCTCCTCGTTTTCCCTTGTTAAAGAATTTTTAAGTTCATCAACAGATTTTCTGTTTTCAGAAAGATCTTTGGTTTTACGAGTGTAATCTTGTTGACGAAAATACCCATCTTTAAGTTCATCTAGGCTGACTTCTAATTCTTGATCTCCGACCTTAATTTTATAAAGTTCCTGATTACTGTCTAAAGTGTTATCATCTTCAACTTGATCTATTAGTTCATCATCATCAAAAGCATCTTCGTTATTCGTTTCCGAGTCGCTTACCTCTTTTGGTGATTCTTCACTTGCTGTTTCCTGATTCTTAGAGGCGTCTGTACTTAGTAAGTTTTTCAGGGCGTCAGCTACCTCTCCTTGTGTATTTAGAGGCTTGGGCGTTGGTACAACAGTTTCCGGTGAAGGATTATCTGTTGCAGATTCCATTTCTGGTTGTTCTGCCATTGTATTCTCCTTTTATTTTTTTGTTGCTAATTTTCCTGTTTCTAAAACAGATTGCAACTGCATCACAACAACCTCTGTCATTCTTCTCATAAGGAAGATATGCTCTCGTTGTTCTGAATCTTTGAGGTCAGAGTTTAGCCATTGTAATTCTAAATCCTGACGAATTTTTTGTATTGCTTCAACAAACATTGGATCTTCTAATATTCGTTTAGCTTTAATTGATCGTTCTTGTTCTTTTTCCACTATCTACCTTTATAGAATCCACCAAGAGATTTAGAAAAACCACTTCCTGTACTATTATCTCCTGCTAGATTTCTTGCAATATTTTTAGCTACAGCAGATTCATAAGCTGTATCATCTCTCCTTCTTGTTCCACCATCGCTTTGAATGACAAGTGAACTACCTCTTATATCTACAGGTTCAGATCCTTGTCCACCTTGATTAATTGGAGCAGTTCCTTGACCTACACTTCCAAGTAATTCACCCATTGTAGCATTTTGATTACTACCTCTAACAATTTCATTTTGAACTCTATCTAAATAATTTTTATCATTAAATTTAGTAAAATAATCACCATTTAAAGAACCAAAAGCAAAAGGATTATTATTATAAAATCTTGATTTAGTTTGATCCATTATTGTATTAATAGCAGTATTATATTTATCTTCTCTCCTTTGTGGGCCACCTGTTAATTGATCAATAATTGGTATTCCAAAAAAAGGTAGCACTCCTGTTGATGGATTAAATTTATAAATTGGATTTCCAAATTCATCTACACCATCTTCATATTTATCTACAAATCTGTTTGCACCAAAAGGATCTGTTACATCTTTTTTCATTTCATCGTACATCTTTTGGCTTTCAGTTCTTGTATCTGTTTCTTCTCTATCACTATCTTCTTGTGCAGGTTCAGAAAAACCAACATAACGACAAGACTTCATCACTTCATCATAAACATATCCTTCAGGACAAGCCGGTATTCCTTCTTCATCTGTTACTGGAGGTACAAACTCTACAGGGTATTGATCTGTTTCATTTGCATAAAAACCTTCTGGTGAATAAGGATTACGAAATACTCCGTACTGGTTCATGTCAGGTTGTGCCATAGGTGTATTGGCATTAACGTTTTGATCTAAATATCCATTAATAATATTTGTAGCTTCTGTTCCTTGAAAAAAAGGTGTGTAGGCCATTATTGTAACCTCTCGTCATTTAAAGCAGAGTCAATAATCTTTTGATTTATTTCTTGTTGTTTCATTTGTTTGTTTTCATTATCTTTTAAAATTTCTGTTGCTAATTTTTGTTGTTTTAAATTCATGTCCTCAGTTTTATACAACTCATCTGATTGTAGTTTTCTTGCTTTAAGTTGTAATTCAGCTTGATCTTTTGCTTGTCTATTGCGTAGCTCTTGTTGTGCTAACATTAATGTAGGATCAGGCTGAGGAGGTTTTGGTGGAGGTGGAGGCGTTACAGCAGGGTTGTTAAAAAATTGCGAAGCGTCTTTGTAACCGGCATTTTCTAAATATTTTTCTAGTGTGTTGTAAATCTTTTGTGGATCTACAATACCCATTCCACCTGTACTAATTAATTTTTCTTGTACTGCTAAAACTCTACCTAAAACTTCTAGTCGTTGATCTTGTGAACCACTACCAAGTCCAACTTGTACTGTTGCATTATATCTATCAACCCATTCTCTAGGGTTCATGTTTACAAATTTACCTCTAAGCTGAATAATACGATCTTGGTCTTGATGTTTACAGATTAAAGTTAGTAAACCTTGAAACATTCTTTTTACACCTTCAGAAAAATTTCTAGCAATTAATTCTATACGCTGTGTAGAAGCGTTCATCATAATATTTGTAGTTGTTGCTGTTTGATGTGATTTATTTATTTGGTCTGCATCTAAACCCATTTGTACTTTTGTGACGCCAGATCTTTGCTCTTTAATAGAATCAATTTTATCTATCATAGCTAAACCTTCTTGCATAAAATTAGGTGTAGCCATTGGCGATACTGCTCCAGGTGATTTAACACGAACAATACCACCTGCTCTACTGGTTAAAAGATCATCTATGTTTGCTTGACCATCTACAACAACTGTGCGTGA